TTCGTGGAGGGCAATCTGCCGACCGGCCACCGCACGACCATCCGCACCGGCCTGCCGACCCCGACCTGGCGCAAGCTGTACGGCGGCGTGCAGCCGACCAAGAGCAACACTGCGCAAGTCACCGACTCGTGCGGCATGCTCGAAGCCTACGCCGAGGTGGACAAGGCGCTGGCCGACCTCAACGGCAACACCGCCGCTTTCCGCCTGTCGGAAGATCGCGCGCACATCGAAGGCATGGCGCAGGAGCTCGCGTCGACCATCATCTACGGTAACGAGGGCGACCAGCCCGAGGCCTTCACCGGCCTGGCGCCGCGCTACAACAGCCTGAGCGCAGCCAACGCCGACAACATCGTGAGCGCGGGCGGCACCGGCTCCGACAACACCTCGATCTGGCTCGTGGTGTGGGGCGACCAGACCCTGCACGGCATCTATCCGAAGGGCTCGCGCGCTGGCCTGGACATGCAAGACAAGGGCCAGGTCACGATCGAGAACGTGGATGGTTCGGGCGGCCGGATGGAGGCGTACCGCACGCACTACCGCCACGATTGCGGCCTGACCGTGCGCGACTGGCGCTTTGCTGCGCGCGTCTGCAACATCGACGTGTCCGCCCTCACCTCCGACGGCACCGCGGCCGATCGCGCCGCCGCGCAAAAGGCGCTCATCAACTTCATGGTGCAGGCCTCCGAGCGCATCCCCAGCCTGTCGAAGGGCCGTGCCGTCTGGTACGTCAACCGCACCATCCGCGAGCAGCTTCGCCTGGGCATCCTCGAAAAGATCGCCGGCAACCTGGCCTGGGAAACCGTGTCGGGCAAGCGCGTGATGACCTTCGACGACATCCCGGTCAAGCGCCTCGACGCCATCAACAACACCGAAGCCCGCGTGGTCTAAGACAAGGAGCAACGACATGATTCTCGACGAGCGCAACGAATTTGCCGATGCCGTCGCCCTGAACACGGGCGCGGCCGGCAGCTACCTGATCGGCGACCAGATCGACCTGGGCGTTGCCCGCGACATCGGCAACGGCGAGCCGCTGCACCTGGTCATCACGGTCGACACCGAGATCGACGCAGGCGCGAGCGGCACCGTCCAGTTCCATCTGGCCTCGGACGCCACTGCGGCGATCGACCCGACGACCGGCACCAAGCACCTGTCGACCCCGGTCTTCACTGTCGGCTCGGGCATCGCAGCCGGCACCGTGCTGTACGCCGGCCCGGTCCCGATGGAAGGCAACGCCTACGAGCGCTTCCTGGGCATCCTGCAGACCACGGGCGTGGCTGCTGTCACCGCCGGTAAGGTCAATGCCTTCCTGACCCACGACGTGGCGAAGTGGAAGGCCTACGCCGACGGCATCTGAGGACTGAGCCATGAGGGTACGCGCGATTAAGCAGGGGTTCTACGGCGGCGCTCGGCGCCGGGTGGGCGACGTTTTCGAGGCCGAGGACGGGGCGAAGGCCTCGTGGTTCGAGCCGGCGGAAGCGGCCGAGGCCGCCAAGCCGAAGCCCAAGGCAAAAGCCAAGGGCGGCGAGCCGACGACCTTCTCGGAGATCGCGCGCACCGACAGCGAGGCGCAGGCGCCCAAGGGCGCCGACGATCTCGTCTAAGTCTTCTCCCTCCCGAAGTATGGGTTCCGGGGCGCGGCGGCAACGCCCGCCCCGTTTTTCTGATGGGGTCCGACCGTGGCCAGTGAAATCGACATCGTGAATCTCGCGCTTTCCAGGCTCGGCGACGACGCCACCGTGGCGAGCCTCTACCCGCCCGAGGGGTCTGCCCAAGCCGAGCACGCGGCGCGCTTCTACCCGGTGGCGCGTGACACCCTGCTCGAGATGCACCACTGGGGTTTCGCCACCAAGCGCGGCACGCTGGCCGAGTTCGCGGGCGACTACGGCTGCTGGGCCTACGCCTACGCGCTGCCGGGCGACGCCATCAAGATCCTCGACGTGTTCGCCGAGGGCGCAGGTGACGATTGCAGCGTGGCCAAGTACGAGCGCGAGGCGCTGCCCAACGGCGTGGGCGCGATCTACACCAACGAGCCGGTGGCGACCGTGCGCTACATCGCGCGCATCACCGACACGACCAAGTTTTCCCCGCTCTTCGTCGATGCGCTGGCCTGGCTGCTGGCCTCCTACCTGGCTGGGCCGATCCTCAAGGGCGACGCCGGCATGGCAATGGCGCAGCGTGCGGCGCAGATGGCGCAGATGATGTTCGGTCGCGCGGCCGAGTCCGACGCCAACCAGCGGCGCATGCGCCCCGAGCACACGCCAGGCTGGATCAGCGCCCGCGGCGCGACGACCGCGCCGAACACCTGGGGGCGCTGAGATGCCGAACATCCGCACCCTGCAGCGCTCGTTCGGTGGCGGTGTCGTCACGCCCGAGTTCTTCGGGCGAATCGACGATGTGAAATACCAGACCGGCCTGGCGCTCTGCCGCAACTTCATCGTGCTGCCGCACGGGCCGATTGCCAACCGCCCGGGCTTCGCCTTCGTGCGCGCGGTAAAGGACTCGACGAAGAAAACGCGCCTGATCCCTTTCACCTACTCGACCGACCAGACGATGGTGATCGAGGTCGGCGCGGGTTACTTCCGCTTCCACACGCAGGGCGCCACACTGATGAACGGCGCGGTGCCCTACGAGATCGCCAACCCCTACGCCGAGGCCGATCTCTTCGACATCCACTACGTCCAGTCGGCGGACGTGCTCACCATGGTGCATCCGAACCATGCGCCGCGCGAGCTGCGCCGGCTGGGGGCGCTGTCGTGGTCGCTGACGACGATCTCGTTCGTCTCCACGCTGTCGGCGCCGGGCGGCGTGTCGGCCACGCACACGGCGGGAACCGGCACCCCAGTGGCGACGACCTACAAGTACAAGGTCACCGCCGTGGGCGCGATTGGTATCGACGAGTCGCTGGCCTCGGCCGAGGCGTCTGTGTCGGGCGACCTGCTGCTCGACGGCGCCTACAACACCATCACCTGGTCGGCGGTGTCGGGTGCGCAGCGGTACAACGTCTATAAGCAGTCGTCCGGCCTCTTCGGCTACATCGGGCAAACCGATGGCCTGAGCTTTCAGGACGACAACATCGCAGCAGACATCGGCCGCACACCGCCGATCCAGTTCAACCCCTTCGGCGGCGCGGGCAACTACCCGGGCGCGGTGTCCTACTTCGAGCAGCGTCGCGTCTTCGCTGGCACGCTCAATGCGCCGCAAAACTTGTGGATGACGCGCACCGGCACCGAGTCGAATCTATCGTACTCGCTGCCAACCAAGGACGATGACGCCATTGCATTCCGGGTTGCGGCGCGCGAGTCCAACACGATCCGGCATCTGCTCCCGCTCGACTCGCTGATGGCGCTCACCGCTGCGGCCGAGTGGCGCGTGACCTCGGTGAATTCCGACGCGATCACGCCCAGCAGCGTGGCCGTGCGCCCGCAGTCCTACGTCGGCGCCGGGCAAGCGCAGCCCGTTGTGGTCAATTCGTCGATCCTGTACGGCGCCGCCCGGGGCGGGCATGTCCGCGAACTCGCCTACAATTGGCAGGCCGGCGGCTACATCACGGGCGATCTGTCGCTGCGGGCGCCGCACCTCTTCGACGGGTTCGACATCAAGGACATTGCGTTCCAGAAGTCGCCGGCCCCGGTGGCGTGGTTCGTGTCCTCGTCTGGCAAGCTGCTGGGCCTCACCTACGTGCCCGAGCAACAGGTCGGCGCCTGGCACCAGCACGACACCGCCGGCACGTTCGAGTCGGTCGCCTGCGTGGCCGAGGGGGCCGAGGATGCGGTCTATGCCGTGGTCCGTCGCACGATCAACGGGGCCACGGCGCGCTACATCGAGCGCATGGCGCCGCGGCTCTTCGGCGAGCCGCAAAACGCCTTCTTCGTGGATTCGGGCCTGACCTACGACGGGCCGCCGGCCGACACGATCAGCGGCCTGTCACACCTGGAAGGCTGCACGGTGTCGATCCTGGCAGATGGCGCAGTGCATCCGCCGCGCGTGGTGTCGAGCGGCGCGGTGCAGCTCGAGGTGGAAGCCAGCGTCGTGCATATCGGCCTGCCGATCGAGGCCGACGCGCAGACGCTGCCGCTGGCCTTCGAGATCCAGGGCTTCGGCCAGGGCCGGCAGAAGAACGTGAACAAGGCATGGCTGCGCGTGTTCCGCTCGTCGGGCATCTTCGCGGGGCCATCGTTCGAGCGCCTGGTCGAAGCCAAGCAGCGCACGACCGAGCCATACGGCGCGCCGCCTGCGCTCAAGTCCGAGGAGATCCCGATCGCGATCACGCCAAGCTGGACCGACAACGGCCAGGTGTGCGTGCGCCAGTCCGATCCGCTCCCGCTCACCATCGTGTCGATGTCGCTCGAGGTGTCGATCGGCGGCTGATTGCATCACCACGGAAGGAGGTGATCCATCCGGGCCGGTGCGACGCCGGCCGCCGCCGTGAGGCGATACGTTCCCGCAGCCGGACCCCTGCTTTCTGCGGTGCGCGTGGTTGCGCGCATCCCCCGCATCATCGGGGCATCATCACGATCGAGCATCCGCGCATGTACGGATTCATGAGCCCGAGTGCGTTCGGCCCCCAATCGACGCTTCTCGTGGGGGCAAACACCAGCAACGTCATGGGCGCCACTGCGGCGTCCGCGCCGGCCAGCCTGTCGGGCGGCTCGTTCATGGACTTCGCCGGCAGCGCGGGCGGCGCGATGTCGATTGCGGGCGCCGTGTCTTCTGCGGTGGGTGCCTACTACTCCGCGCGCTCGGCCAAGAACAGCCTGAAGCATCAGGCGCGCATGGCCGAGATCAACGCGCAGATTTCCGAGCTCGGCGCAAAGTCCGCCCTGCTGCAGGGCCAGCGTCAGGAGCAGGCAAGCCGGCTTGCTGCCGGGCAGCTCAAGAGCCGGCAGCGCGTGAGCATGGCGGCCAATGGCATCGACCTGGCCAGCGACACCCCGCAGAACATCCTGAACACAACCGACTTCATGAGCGAGGCCGACGCGCTCACGATCCAGCGCAACGCCCTGCAAGCCGCGTGGGGCTACCGCACGCAGGCGACCAACCAGCAGATCGGCGCCACGATGGCGCGCGCGGACGCAGGCGGTGTCAGCCCCTTCGTGTCGGCGGCGACTTCGCTCGTCGGCTCGGCCACGGCGGTGGCGTCGCGCTGGTACGCCGGCCGGCAACTGAGGATGTGACCGTGCCGAGAGTCCCGACCTACGACAACTTTCAGCAGATGCCGGCGCAGTTCCGGCCCGTCGAGATGCAGGCGGCTATGCCCCGCGTCGATCCCGGCGCGCAGGCCGCGAGCTTCGGCCAGGCGGCGCTGCGCGCGGGCGCGGCGGCAATGGACATGGAGTTCGAAGCGCTCAAGCAGGCCAACCAGCTCCGCGTCGACGATGCGCTGAACAAGGCGCTCGAGGCCGAGATGCGGCTGGCCTACGACAAGGACGCGGGCTACACCAGCCAGCGCGGGCTCTCGGCGCTGGAGCGCGAAAGCGGCAAGCCGCTGGCCGACGAGTACGACGAGGAGTTCGGCAAGGCGGTCGAGAGCATCGGCGCGGGACTGGGCAACGACTACCAGCGCCAGGTCTTCGGGCAGGCGATCGCCAAGCGGCGCGCTGCGTTCCGTGCCGGCGCGATGAAGCACGAGGCCGACGAGTTCCGCACCTACACCCTGAGCGTGCGCGAGGGCACCATTGCCACCCGCATGCAGCAGATCGGGCTGAACTACGCCAACCCCGAGGTCATCGACGAGGCGATCACCTCGATCCGCGCGGCAACCTACGACGCGGCCAAACTGCAGGGCAAGAGCGCGGAATGGTCCGACGCGCAGGCGCGCAAGATGGTGAGCAACGCGCACAAGACCGCCATCGCTGCCGCGCTACAGAACAACGACGTGGCCTATGCCGACCGTTACCTGAAGCGCTACGGCAAGGACATGGAAGCCGACGACCTGCTGCAGACCACCGGCCTCATCACGAAGGAGATGGACCTGCGCGTCGGCACCAGCGCGGCCACCGAGGCGATGGGCCGCTGGGCGCCCAAGATCGTGCCGGGCGACATGGACCGGCTCACCAACATCGTGCTGGCCATGGAGTCCGGCGGGCGCCGGTACGACGCGGGAGGCGGGCTGCTCGAAGGGCCGGCCACAAAGTACGGCACGGCCAAGGGCGAAATGCAGGTGCTCGACGGCACCAACCGCGACCCGGGCTACGGCGTGAGGCCGGCGGCCGACGACAGCCCCGAGGAGCGCGCCCGGGTGGGCCGCGACTACCTGGCGGCGATGGTGCGCGAGTACGACGGCGACGTGTCCAAGGCGCTGGCTGCGTACAACTGGGGGCCGGGCAACCTGGACAAGGCGGTGAAAGAGCACGGCCCGAACTGGTTGCAGGCGGCGCCCGAGGAAACGCGCAGCTACGTCGAGCGCGGCGTGCGCGAGTTCGGCGCAGGCGCCGGCCGCGGCAAGCGCCCCAGCCTGGCCGAGATCAAGGCCGACTTGCGCGCCGACCCGCTGCTTGCCGGCAACCCCGCGCGCCTGAAGGCCGCCGAGGAGGCGGCAGAAAAGCAGTACCGCGACATCGAGGCGGCCGAGAAGCAGGCCACCGATGAAGCGCTCGACACCGCCTACCGCGGGCTCTACGCCAACGGCGGCAACATGGGCGCGCTGCCGGTGTCGGTGCGCGCCATGATCCCCGGCGACAAGCTGAGTGCGGTGATGGGCTTCGCCGACACCGTGCGCAAGTCCGGCGGCGCGGTACATAACCCCGAAGCCTGGGCGCAGATCCTGAGCATGCCGCGCGAGAGCCTGGCGGCGATGAGCCCGATCGAGTTCTTCCGCGAGTTCCGCCCGCACCTGGACGACGCGCACCTCGAAAAGGGCTATGCGCTGCTCAACGACGCCCGCGGCGAAGTCGGCACCGACGCCAAGCACCTCGAGGTCATCACCACGGCCAACCGGGTGAAGAAGGCCGCGATCGACGCCGGCCTTCTGCCTGCAACCGGCAAGGCCAACGACAACGAGGTCAAGGCCTTTGCGCAGTTCGAGCGGCTGGTCGACGACCGTGTGCGCCAGTTCGAGGCCACCGACCTGCAGGGCAAGCGCAAGGCCAACAGCGCCGAGCTCCAGCAGATCATCGACGGCACGCTGATGGACAAGGTGTTCGTGTCGCGCACGGGCTGGATCGACCGCGAGGTCATCGCCGGACTGGCTGCGCCTGAAGACCTGACGCGCGCCTACGTCAACGTCGGCGGCCAGGAGGTGCGTGTCGCGCAGATCCCGGCCAACCAGCGCGCCGTCATCGCCTCGAAGCTGCAAGGCCGTGGCCTGCCCGTCACCGAGCAACGCATCGCCGAACTGTGGGTCGCCGCCGGGCGCCCCCAATAACCAAGGAGAAAGACCATGCAAAAGACGTACATCGGGACCAAGATCATCCGCGCTCTGCCGATGACCAGGCAGGAATACAACGACTACCGCGGCTGGCAGCTACCGGCCGATGAGAACGGCGACGACGAGGGCTATCTGGTCGAGTACGTCGACGGTGGAAAGGCCAACGACCCCCGTCACGACGGCTATATCAGCTGGAGCCCGAGTGACGTGTTCAAGCGCGCTTACCGCTCGGTCGAGGGCATGACATTCGGACTCGCCATCGAGGCGCTGAAGGCGGGAAAGGCAGTAGCGCGCGCCGGGTGGAACGGCAAGGGAATGTGGCTCTCGCTGTCCTGCGATGGCACGCGCGAGGTGCCCGCCGAGAACTTCTGGTCTCCGCACAACGCCGCCTTTGCTCGTGAAAACGGGGGTACGGCAACCGTGCAACCGTGCATCACGATGAAGAACGCGCAGGGTCAGATCCAGATGGGCTGGAACGCTACGCAGTCCGACATGCTCGCCGAAGACTGGGCGGTCGTTGATTAAGGCATAGATTCATGTCCGACATCTACGACACCCTGCTCGACCAACAGCAGGCCCAGCCGGCCGCGCCTGCAGCGCCCGTCATCGACATCTATGACCAGATCCTCGACGGCGAGCGCCAGGCCGCGCAGCGCGCGATGCAGCCGGTGCTGGACACGGCGACCAAGATCCAGCCCGAGCGCGCCGCCTCTGC